TTGTAACAGAAGCAATACCAACAGCAGTAACCTCCCCACTTGGTGCTGAAGAGAATCCAATTGTTGGTTGATGAGTATATCCATTACCCATGTTTGTTATGGTTATACTACTAACACCACCAGTTGTACAGATTCCAACAGAACCTGCTGCAGTGATTGCTGATCCAATTAGTGTTAAAGTTTGTATATAACCAATTTGAGATATTTCATCATCAATAGTTTCTACCCCAGTGTCTATAACTTCATCTTCATATCTAAACAGTTCACATCTTAGTGTGTACACATAATTTTTCTTAAGTTGATAAAATGGCAATTCATGTTCAACATATTTAATTTCAAATAATCTATCACCTAGTGGGAAATAAATTATATCACCTTCTTTTGGTCTTGTTGATAACTCAATATTAGATAAATTTTTTGTAAGAGGAGTAATATAATTTTCAAATCTCTCTCTTGATATAATAAGAGTTAAATCATCTTGTTCTTGTATTCCAAATTTAGAAAGAACAGTTCCTTGACCACCATATCCTTCATAATTATCAACATACGCTTCAATTGGATAAGCATCATCAAATTTAGATTCAATTACTTCTTTTATTACAGTTGTTTTTGTTATGTATTTACGTGGAATGTAGAAAATCTCAACGCCATACATTTTTAGTTGTTCATTAACAAGGCTTTGAACTAGACCCTGTTCACTTTTAGAACCATTTAGGAAATATGAATTTAAAACCATGATTAACCTATTAAATCTAAAGGTGGAATTTCATATGTGCTCAACATTTGTTTGACCCCACTGTCTTTTCATTATGGCTGTGAAATATCTTTTTAAAAATGTGTCATTGTAAACTCTGGAATAATCATTTGGATCAAGAGTTCTCCAACAATCAAGAACTATATAATCACCAACATTTATTTGATTGTAATCAATATCAAGATAAAGTCTATCTTGTCTTTGATTGAATCTTACTTGCTTATGTGTATTTAAAAGAAAATTCAGTGTCTCCAAATAATTCATAGCCATTGAATATGAAAGTATATTAGTACTTCCTAAGTAATAAATATCATTTAAAAATAATTGATATTTAAAACTAAACATATTACTGACACTTATAGACTGAGCATCATCATATTGAAATATTTTATTTATTCCTATTACAGAAGGAGGGACTGGTATATAGTTTGAATTTTCATACCAAGTAGCAGTAGTAGTTCCACTACTTGGATATGATGTGGTTGCTGTAGTGGATGCTATGTCTTTATTATTATCTCCATCTGCTGCTTGAGGTCTTGCCTTACCTCTATCAATATCATCTTGAGTTACTTTATATTTTAAAAAAGTCTGAATAACACCGTCATAATGTCTTTCATGAAAAGTTTGAATGGCATCATCCAATAGATCATCAATTTGCTCATCAGCAATATTAATTTCAACGACAGGAGCTCCTAACTGCCTTAAAGCATAGTCCACCAATCCTTGTCTAGTATCTGGTTGTGCCATTTATACGTATACTTTTTAGTATTTAGATTAGAGTATACCTCCTTCAACAATTATATTACCTGAAAGCATTTTAAAATATGTAGATGCTGAACTAACTGCTGTAACTTCATAAAAATATCTTCCTGGTTTTAAATTTTGTGATATTGAAGATGAAATACCAACATTAAATTGACCATCTGCAGCACTTGTGATACCAATTGTTAACTGTGTGGTAGTATTTGGACCAAATGATGCTCCAATTGAAATAGATTTACTAATTCTACCAAACATAGTATATCCACTAAAATCAAAAGATGCACTACTTAAATTATTTGCTTGAAATGTTGATTTAAAAGTAGATCCTCTATTGATAACTAGATTAGCACCATACGCCACACCAGCATCTGGATTAAATTTAAATGTGTTATTGGCCATTTGCTAATTTTTTAAGAAGGTTTTTAATATCATCTAGATCATTTTTCATGTCTTGAAAACTTTGTTCAAGATCTTCCACTCTTTCATTATTTTTAATCATTTTTTTTCTATTCTCAATATATCTATCAAAATCAGAGACATTATCATTTAAGATTGCATTACTATTTGTGTCTCTGTACAGTCCATCACGATTTTTTACTTTTAAATAAGACATTATGCTAAGGCAATTGCTCTAAGAGATCTGATTTGAGGAACAAATGCTTGATTTGTACTTGTTCCAATAATTTTAATTCTAAAAGAATTAAATGATGGTTGATTATCAATTGTAAATGTGTATTCTCTAAAGTTAGCACTGGAAGGATCGGGAGTATAAGCGTCAATTTTATTAACTTTTATACTTGATTTTCCATTATTATTAGCAGGATTTATAACAGCTCCACCCCTTGTAGAATCTATATTTTCAAAACCAGGGAAGGGTACAAATACTGTTTGATCAAGAGATACTTGTTGAT